GTGTTCTTTTGCGGGCAGGTAAGCCCAGCTTTTCACGTTGCCTTTGCGCCTTCTGTGCCATGTTGGGAAATATCCCATACAAACTTTGCTGAGACGGCAAGGTGTTTCGTAGCTCGTCAGTCATCTGAAACCGTAATGGCTGCCCGTTAGCCAGGGTAAATGCTGGCTGTCCATTTTCTAGCTGCGGTTCATACGTATTGCTTGATATGCTTCTTATCCTAGATCGCTTCAATACCGCTAGTGCGCCATTATCTCCACCATACTGATCTGGCGTAAATCCAATTAAGCCGTCTGGCGCTAAATACTCTAAAGTATCAACGCTAAACCGCTCAATTGCATTGTTGAAGTCATCTTCCTCCATGCCTCTTGGAAGCTGATAAGTAAAGTTGTTGTACGTACCAACGCCGCCAGTAACCGCATCAATTGACGCCTGAAACTCAGTAGTAACATCGTTGCCAATTTGTGTTTCGGGAGATGTTCTAACCTCTGCGTAATGAGCAAGCGCGGCCCTAAAAACGATTGCATCATTTTCGCCAAAGCTGCCAGGCAATTCGTACAAGTCACCGACTTTGTTTTTGTAGATGGAGTACAGTTCGTTTTTGTTAGGTAAAGGCACACCCTGATCTATTTTGAACTGGCCCTGAAAAATTGCAGTAGCGACCGGAATGTCGTTTACGGCACCAGCCATGGCGAACTGGCTGGCTTTGCCCCTGCCTTGCCCAGCAAGCTGCTCCCATATTTGCGGGTACTTATCAGCGACCATTGAAAATGCTTGCGCGTCTTTTACCAACATCATTGGCGATGCTTCGCTTAGGTATGCAGCAAACTGAGAGGCCTCTTGATCTGTTAGTACATTTTGCTCAAACAGCATCTTGCCAGTGACCTCATCGACACCTACTGAAGCGGCAATAGCATTCATTTCTTGGATTCGTCGTGGGATAGATTCGCCAAGATTTGCAAAATCAAAAGGCTCTACGTTGACAATTTTGCGCTCCGATAAGAAGTCTAGGGCATCGCCTTTCTCGAATGCCGTAACCATCTTGTCTCGATACTCTTCGATGTTCTGTTGACTTTGCGCTAAGTAACCTAACTCTTGTGCTGTAAGCCCCGCTGTAGGCTCAGCTTTAACTTGATCGAGTAATTTATCAACGCCAGCCAGTGTGCCAGTATTGTTAAGTATCTGGACGTTCTTGTTACCTGCCAAGATGTCATCAAAGTCTCTGGCATCAGCTTCAGTGCCAAAGGCTTTTAGCTGAAGGTTTACATCATCTAGCTGTTCTTGAGGGACTTCCATGCCGGTAGCAATAACATCACGCAGCGATCCAAGGTCATCCTTTAGCTTGGCTCTAGCAGCCTTTAATTCGTCATTACGTTTTGAAAGCACTCCGCTAGCAGCGCCTATAAGTTGACGTCGCTCTGTTGGATCAAACCGCTGATCGTCACGAATACGATTAACAAAGGCTTCTGCTTCTTCTGGCGTCTTAATTCTATTGACGACATTGATCTCACGCTCGTACTGAACGTCTTTAACCATCTGAGCAGATCGCTTTGCGACATCCTCATCGGTCATCAATCCCTTATCTTCGAGATCAATATAAATCTTTTCGAGATCAGCTAATGCCCTGGTGCTAGTAGCAAAATCGCCATTGATCGCTTCGTCCCTGAGCGTCATCTCTCGTTTGGCAGATTCGCCAACAAGCGCATCTAATCGTCCTGCATTGGCATCTGCCCTGACGCCTACACGCTTGGAGATGGCATAACGATCAAGGCTAAGCGACAATTCCTGTTGCTGTATAGGATCTTCAAATCGCTGCGGTATCTTGTTCTGTATGCTTTGAACGGCGCTATCGAAAAAGTCTTCTCGCTTCTCTGGTGGTTGCAAAGCAGCCTCTTCAGCAGCAAGCGTTACCTCTTCCATGTATTCGTTTGTAAATTGCTCGTTCTGAAGATCGCGCTGTATCTTTGCTTCTAGCTCTGCCGCCTCTCTCTGTCTGCGGTTTAACTCAAGCGCTGTGTCGCCTACCTGCTCAGCCAGTGCGCCCATCGCCCTAGCTTCTGCCGCACCAAAAGCTTCTGGTGTAGCGCGAACACGCATAGGTCTCGCACCTACATCAGCCGCTAATCCTGTTTGCGCTTGATATGTTGGTACTTTCACTTCAGTCTCCCATTCCCGCTATTTGGGCGCCGCCTCTTAGCAGCGATCCGGCAGCCTGGTAGTAACTCGCTTTTTGTGCTGATCGGCCCATCATGCGATCAAGGCGACCTTGCAGTCTTTGCTCGGTTGCAGACTCTAGCGCCTGTTGCTCGCCAATAGATGCGTTATAGCGACGTAGCGCAATCTCGGTATCGGCTTCTCTAGCGTTGTCTAAAAGAACTTGTAATGGCGTACCGCCAGTAGCCACGAATCCGTTATAGCGAAATGCCTGGGCTGCCGTTGCTTGTAGGTCTTCAAAGTTTTCTCGAAAGCGATTAATGTCAAACTCAGACGAGCGCTTAATCTGCTCCGCCTGTTGCTCTGCTACCTTGGCATTACGCTCTGCCATGTTTGCATTGAACTGACCTGCCGCCCTAGCTGCAGCGCCTTGCTGCACAGCAGCGCTGGCACTCAAAAGCGAGGTGCCTGCTACAAGTGTTGCTGTTACTGGATCTGCCATAAGTTACCTATCAAACGTCTGCAATCGAGGATAGATAGACAGAATTGTCAGCGGTAAAGGCTGATCCTGTTTGACGACCACAAACCCATCGTTATTGTAGCCGCCAGGAAACTCGATAAATTTGTCACCAGTATACAATGGAACGGGTTGATCCATAGCCATACTAGACTTCCTAAAGGGAATAAGATCCAAATCATCTTCGGATGGACCTATTTCCACACCCACAGAATTCAATACCCGGATATCAAGATCGCTAATCCGCTTGTTCTTAGCCTGAGCTGTACCTTCAGTACCGCCTGCTTCTATCCGCATCGTTTGCAAAATTGAGTCATAAGGTAACCCAATGTGTGCTTTGGTAACAGATCGGTCAAGCGTAACGCTACCAGAAGAAACAACCTTGTCTGGATGTGTAGCACCGTTAGCCAGGATAGAAACAGTCTGCCCTTCTAGGTGGTCAAGCCCACTGATTGTTGTGGCTAATTGAGTCACTGTTTCACCATCAGCATGAGCCGATGCAATACTGCCATCCTGTGCTCGCGTACACTTAATCAAATCATTTCCGCTCTTAGCTGAGTAAGCGATGATTTCATTGCGTATTCTTACTTTGCCAGACGCGCTAAAGCTAGAGGCATCATCTAGCGAAATGACCACGGCTGATGCTCCAACACCCCCATCTAGCGTTGATGTGACGCCGGTGTACGTCAGACCAGCATCCACATAGAATGCGTCCTCTACGTTTGTGCCAAAGTCGATAGGCTTGAGTCGCTCTACGTGGCGCACATTACTGCCATTGATGGTACGGCGAACCGCAACATATACCTCTTCTTCGGTGCGCTCACCACTAGATATAGAGGCAACGCTTTCTACAAACCCGTAGTCATAGGTCGTGCCGCCATCAGTCAACGTGCCGCCTAGCTGGTGCTCATGCCAGGCAACTACGTCTTCTTCGCGTCGATAAGTCATAGCGATTAGCTTGCCATCTTCTAGCACACACCATACGACGTTGTTTGGCTCTTGCTGATAGGCCATCTCTTTGATCTTGCCTTCAGTGATGTGCTCTGCCAGTAGCGTCATGTCTGGTGCAATGTACGAATCCACATCGAAGTTATACACAAGCTCTCGCAGCTTGCGCTGCTCTCGCTGTACGAATAGCGCAGTAGAGCCAATGACTAGCGGCTGTATGTCGGCGCTGCCGTACTTGGCCTGCTGCTTGATCTGGGTGTTTAGCGGCGTGATAGGCGCATCTACCGAGCCAGCACGTACCGCAAACTCACCACCCGAGGTGCCAACCAGCAGCACCTTAGATGAGGTCAGATAACGAATGACGTTTACCTGGTTAGATCCAATCGTGTAGATCAGCGCGCTGTCATCAGCTACGCCGGCAGTGAAGTTTGTGTAGTCCCCGCTTACCGAGAAATACAGCGTTTGTGGCTGAAGTGTTGTATTTGCAAAGACTAGTCGCTGCTCAAAGAACGCAACACACGCAGGGTAGCCAGTCGTATCAGAGAACGCGCCCATCTGATACTCGTCATCGGCAATCAGATCGCCGCTTATCGTGACGCTCTGGCCTTCATTCTGGAAGTGTACGTCGTTACTTGTGGATAACGTGATAATGCTGTCACTTACCGCAACAATGAGAGCGTTAGAGAAGTTATTGCCATTGACTAAAGAGCCATTGGTAGAGCTTCCACTACCTGTTGCATCTTTCCGTGTGGCTGGATCAAGAAGATCAAACTTTGTGTCTGGGGTGGTTGAATCTAACTCAACTTCAAAAAAGAAATCATTAATTACTGACGATGGCGTTGTTGGAAAGCTGACAGTGACTCCAGTAGACCCTGTAAATTTAACTAAATCGCCATTAATTAAATTATGAGGCCCATCAGTTGTAACCGTAATCTTTGATCCACTGGTTGATATGCTAGAGATGCCTATATTAGCCGAGCCGCTTGCGCTGATACGCATACCAACCTTAAAGCCCTGGCTGATAAAATGACCGGAGCTGTCCTCGATAAAGTCATTGTGCGCTAGGCCAGTAGCATCAGGGTCGCCTTCATGGAAGCTGATTGTGGTCGCAGTAAAGCTAGGCTCTAGCTCTTCTTCTAGCTCATCATTCTCAAGAACCGTAGCGGTTACTGAGGTGCTTTGTGTTGCATCAAGTGCATTGGTTGCGTCTGCAGTTACGACACCACCAGGACTCTCAAACGAAACTCCGTTAGTCCATGTGCTTCCTATAACGGTATCGACAACTAGAGAGCTTGCACCTACCGAGATGATTATCGCTGTAGATCCAGCGCCTGGGCCAGTCGTAGTAATTTGTTGTCCAGGAGAAAACGTGCCGCCGGATAGGTTTGTAAAGCCTAATGTGTATCGCAGCGAGTCTATTTGCGCGTAGCCATGATGGAGCTTGATAAATCTGCCAGTGCTTAACGATGCACCCACGTCACTAGATTTGAAGAAGTTAGATACGCTTGATGTGATGCCTACGGTGCCTGTTCTGCCATCAGCTAACAGTGTTGAGCCATCAAACACCGGGTCCAGAAACGGGCCTCGACGAAACTCAATATTGCTGATAGTCCACGCATCGTGATCTGTTCGCGTGATCTGCCGAGGTGGGTGATCGGGATGCACGATATACATGGTGTCGGCAGATTGCGTGAACTTTAGTCCCGCTAATTGAGCTGCTGAATATTGTGTAACAACTTCGATCGGGCTTCCCCCGCCATCTACAACGATTCCACCATCTTTATAAATTCTGAATCTGCCAGCTGAAAACTCCAGCACATACGTCTGCTCGACGTTAAACTCAAAGGGTATTAGTCGCAGGGCAACAGAACCGGAGCTTCTTCCTACAGCAATGTGCTCTGTGCCAGGACGACGTGTAACGCCACCCTGCGGAAAGGTCAGGAAGTTTTGTAGCTTTTTGCAGCCGTTGAAATACTTTGCTAGATCGGTCCGGCCATCAAGCCTGGGCGATAGCTCACCAGCAGTAAAGTTAGTGAACGGCGCACTTGATTTCGCCATGACTTAGAACCTCGATCGTATAAACGTATCTGCCTCAAGAGCGCCAGCATCGGCAACACTGTTAATGCTTGCGGGCGTACCCTCAGTAGCGCTAACGAATCGCGCTTCCTTGAGCTTATCTTCGTAGGTAATACGCATCTGCTGGGCTAGGCTGTTACTGCCTACTAGCGGATATGCAACATCCGCAGCGATAGCAGCGACTAAAGTTTCGATAAGCAGAGAGTCGTACTCGCTAGTATCGGTGATACGCGCCAGGTAGACGAGATCAACCGTGTCTTCGTCGCAGAGAATCTTCCGACCTTCAAGTCGGTAGGGGATGTCGTGATAGCGGAGATACAAAACACGCAGGCAGTAAGGGTCAGCAGGAAGCGTAAATGCGTTATCGAACTCAAAGGCCGGTTTAACTGCATCGGGTGCAAGCGTCACTCTGCGCGTTAGTGCCTTCCAAGGATGTGCTCGGAAAACAGAATCTCGAATGTATTCGTATCGCTGGTTGCAGATACGGGCAGCCTTACTGTCTTCAGTAAGACTTAGAATATTGGATGCGCCAATCTGATTGAGCGCGCTGTTGCAAATGTCAACGATAGATGCTGCCATTAGTGGATACTCTCTAAATCCTCACTAGGCACAAATTCTATATCGCCTACGGCTAATCTGCCATCCATCAAAAATAGATAGGCAAATTGGTTAGCATCTTCCTGTGTCTCGAACCCATCAATCGCAATCAAGACGGCATAGGTTCCGTCCTCGCTTTCGGCAACATGTACTGCAAGCGTGGTATCCATACAGGCTCCAAGGAAGAAAGGGGGGCAAAGCCCCCCGTTAGCTTTAGTCAGTAACGTACTGAACTACCATTACGATATCACCAGCCTGAGCACCAGAAACGGTGGCAGTCTGAGTGAGTGCAATGCGTAGCGGTACGCCTGGATCAGATGTTAAGCCCGCATCTTCCCAAACAGCTGTAAGCGGAGCATTTTTTCGACCTGCAGTTGTAAAAGCAAATTCGTTTCCATCAGTTGAAGCTGTTCGGAATCTTGTTGATGCTCCTACATAGGCGTCTTCGTCAATAATCGCATCAGCTGCATAAAGCGTTTGAGATGCGTCAGTATCATTGAATTGGGTATTGCCATTGTAAATGCCGACATTTACAGCAGAGTCCGTTCCAGTATCAAGATCATCGTTATAAACCATAATGCTTATAATTCGAGCATTTGATGGAACTTGAGCCAAGATGACTGCATCGCCATCAGCATTCAGATCATCGGCTGCAACTGCACGAACGTCCATTGACTGATGAAGATTGCCACCAACATTGCCTGGAGCAAGGAAGTCAAACGGATCATTCGTGTCAATCGCAGTAGCGTTTACACCTTTAGTAATAGCCATTAGTCATTCCCTCCTTATGAACCGAATGTGTAGCTTTCGGATTCGTCACAGTCAATCTGAACGACCTTCTCTTCTTCCATGCGAGTCGCACCGAATGTTGCACAGTAGTAAACCTGTGTAGAGAAAGACTTGTCAGCGCGCTCTTCGATACGAGCCATGACGTCCTTACCAACAGCAAGCTTCATGCCATCTTCTGCCCATGCAAAGCAAGTACGGATGTTACCGGCCTTGCCAAGACGGTTAGAAACGATGAACTTGAAGCCCATGAATGTGTCTACTTCACCGCGGACCAGAGCCTTAACAGTGTTGAAGTCAGACGACGTTACCGCAGTCTCGTTCAACAGACGCTGGATCTGGAAGGGTGAGCAAACAAGGTATCGAGCAATGCTTGGATCGACAGAGTTAACGTCAAGCTTTTGCTTTGCTTCGATCAACTTCTCGATAGTCAGGTCAACAGAACCGTTAGCAATCTGCTGTGCAGAAGGCAATGTAGTGCTAGTAGAGCCAGACTTACCAGTTTTTGCAGTGCCAGTAGCAGCCGCAATGATTGAATCGTCCATTGCACGACCCATTGCAGCAGCCGCAGTACGGGCATATGCAGAAGTTGGATCAATTAACATACGAACTTTATCCGCATCGTCAATCAGGTCAGCCCATTCGTAGCTGTCCATAGTGACCATACGGCGAGAGTGTGGAGTATCCAAGATTGGTGTGTCAGAGTGACGTGAAGTACGCTTCACCGCCGCAGACTGACCTACCTGGTCAAAGAACGCCTTTTCACCTGTAACTGATTCCTCAGATACAGAACCACGCAGCAAGCTGCCCATCTGCTGTGAAAGCAACTGGACATTGCTGCTAAACTGCTGCACGAATGCAGTTGTAATTTGCGTAGACATAATCGTCTCCTGTTAGCAATGTAAAGTTGGTTTCGCTACCCGGTGAACACCGGACGAGAGTTTGTTTGACAGTTTACGTCGCTGTCACACGGCAGGGGCTTTCGCTTGTCCTGTCTTCGGAGTGCTACTCTTTCCCCGGGCGCTAGGCTTGTCGGTAGGTTTTTCGCACCACGCTAAGAATTGATCCGATACCACGAGGGCATTGCGGATCATCTCAGGTGTTCCAAACTCGAGTGTACTCCTCAAAACCTGAAGTTTAAACTCTCTGTCTGATAATTTTTCACCCTGTGGCATATTCCCTCCACTTCATCGCTTCTTGGACATACCAATGGTGTTCAGGATGACGCTGATCCCAGTAAGGCGTATTAGGCGCAGTCAGCTCCATGACCTTGGCCTGTGCATCGTTTGGTGTCACACCGCCGCTAGTCTTAACGCCTTCAAGCGTATCCTCGCCTACCTTGTCGCGCAGATACACACCCATGTTAGCCAGCATGCGAATGACTTCTGGGTTATCACCTAGCATCGTGCCATCGGCAAGCTGCACTTCGGTTAGTTCAGGATTGCCGAACTCAGACAGTACGCCGTTAGCCAGCGCCATGCGGTCATCGAATGCCTGGCCGTACTCTTTGCGTAGCTCGCTTTCTACTTGCTCGACACGCGCCTGGGCTTCTACACCCATGCTTTCTGCATCAGCAAACTGCATTTCGTTGTACGCATCGAGCATCATCTGCGCTTGCTGTGGGTTCATCCCAGCCTTGTGCGCGGTTTCCTTGAACCATGACACCATGCCATCGTCCATCTCTGCGCCTTCAGGAATGTTGTTGTAGGCGAGTTCATACCCATCGGGTGACTCTGGGCGGCCTAGCTTGGAATAGACTTCACCCCATTCGTCTGCGGTAGCGCTCTTGCCAGGCAAGGCTACCTTATCAGCGCCAACCATCTGCTGTGCATGGACATAGCTTTTAGCCAGTGCGCCGATATCGTTAATGTGTTCGAGACTTGAGTGTCCTCGTATCTCTTCGGGAATGCTAGATTTCCAGTCTTCAACAGACTGAGCTACCTCTGGTGCATCGACTGCCTCAGAGACTACAGCTACCTGTTCTTCACTCATTGATCTGATCCTTTAGTTTTTGATCCCAATCTGCCAGCATGTTTTTGAGAAACAGCACTACCGTGCGCTGGCCTTCACGATAGGCTGTCTCCGTCGGATCGGACGAAAATGTGGATGTGGTTAGATGAAACCGAGACTCTAGGTGCTCTAATGCTTTTTGCCCGTCTTCAGTTTCAAATGTTCTTTTGTATACGCCCTTGATTTCATCAGGTGTCATTGACCCTCCAATGCTCTATAGGCAGGTGCGGCTTGTCCTGCGGCCTCCATTAACTGCACGGCTTGCTGCTGTTCAGCTGCCGCTTCCTCTGCTTCTTGTCGGTTTTGTCGTATTTCAGCTACCTGGTCATTGCCACGGATTGTCGATGCAGGAACGCCCAATACCTTAAGCAGGTACTTAGACATGCCATCAATGTCAATGTAGTCCATAGCAGCTTGGTCAATCTGCGATAGCGGCATGAATAGCTCGATCATGCGTAGCGCCGATTGGATATCACCGGACCGTTGTGCTTTAGCCAGCGGTGATACGTATTCGATTTCGATATCCGAGTCGCGCATAAAGTCAGGCGCAGGGTTAAACGCCTTGGCTCGCACCATCAGGTTATACACGCGGCCAATCATGGGTTGCAGTAGTTCAGCCTGTAAGCGTCCAAGAACTGGACCGAGCAAGCGCATCTTCTCTTCAGTACGCTGCACGACTTCGGTCGCTGTCATCTGTGGACCCTGGCTCATAATAAGCTGGTCAACGTAGAAAGCAGACTCGATAGAGCGACGACGCTGCTCCTCCATATTGAGGCCCAATGGATTGTTAGCCCCTATATTTAGTGGTTCAAGACGGTCGCGGGTACCAGATCTGTAAAAGTTAAGGCCACCAGGTACAGTACGGATGGGTAGCATAAACCCATCGTCAGGCACCATCAGCGGTGGATCGACCTGCTTCTGCGCTGCACGAATGGTTACTTCTGACATCTTGTTAAGCATTTTGATATCAGGGAGCGCTGTCATTGCCGGTGATCGGCCATAGCCAATCTCAAAGCTGGCCTTTAGGAAGCGCGGTGCGACGTAAGGAAACTCTTCAAAACCAGACTCACTGAGAACAGTACGGCTGCCGGGGTCGAGATAGACCGAGGCAAACGGCATATTCTTGTTGTCTTTGCGAGTGGTATTGCGCTCATCGCGTGGGTATACCGCATGGATCAACGTGATTTCTTGGTACGGATCTTTCTTAGCGGCATTGATAATCTTGTTGTCTACAATCTCTTCGCCAAAGCGCTGGATGATTGCCCTGGCTGGCATCTTAAACTGACGGAATACGGTATCGACGCGGCCCTTGTCATCTTCTGACAGATAGACTTCAGCGCAGTGTTTGGTAGAGAAACGGACCTGCGAGTCTGGATCTGACTCGATAAACATAACGCCGGTGCCAAAGCAGATAAGATCGGAATACAGCTCATGGATCTGCTCTTGGAAGTTAGAGCGGTTGAACGCCAGGTACATATCGTCCTCGACGGACTCTAACCATTCCTTGGCTTCATCGTTTTCATCAAGCTCTTTGTTTCGAAATCTTAGGGAAAACCAGCGGGTAGCTGCATTAGTCAACATGCCGTGCAAACTAGCCGCCATGAGTTCTGCTGCATGGATAGCAGTAGAGTCAAAGATTAGCTCAGTGCGCTTATCGCCATCTGTTCGCTTCTTAGTGATATCTGCCTTGCGGGGAATCACATAGTCTGCGATTTCCTGCCAGTGACTCTCCCAAACCTGCCGTTGTGTAGACAGACTTTGGAAGCGCCTCATCAAATCAGCGCCTAATTCATCGGCCATGTTTTTCCCCTAATGTTCTACGTGGAACAGCTAGCTGCCCAATAATGTCTTTCGTTGTACGCTCGCCTGCCCTGTTAAACCCATCGGGCTAGTAGCAACACCACGAGCACGTCTTCGCCGGTAAAGCTCGCGGGTTGCCTCTTCCTGGTTCTCGGTTGCACCACTAAGCGCTGCGAGTGGTCGAATAGCCTGGCGATCAACTGCACCAGCGGGCTGTGTTTGTTCTTGCACGATCTTTGGCGTACCCGTTATAGCTTTTGCAAGATTGCTAGTTTCCCGCTGAAGAATATCTTTTTGGGCTTTTAGTCCAATAGTGCGATCAAACTTCTCACCCGCCTTGCGGATTGCCTTGCCTACTTTTTTGACTGGCTTGCTCATATCATCCCCATTTGTGCGGTAGGTCCAGTACCGCGCCATCATCTGTCATGTAGCCGCCCATCCTAAGCAGCATTTCAGTTTGCGAGTTTTCCACAAGGATGCGATCAACGCCAGATACCCAAGCTACGCTAAACAACGCATTCATTAGCCGCCTGCTAAAGAATCGCCGCTGGTAATCAGGTAAAATTAGCGTATGCGCTGTCCATGTCGATTCATCGCCCTCTACCGCATAACACCAAAAGAAACCCGCAATTTGGTCCTTGACTTCGCATGTTACAACAAAAGCGTAGTCAATGATTCGTCTGTGCTCTTCCCGATACGGATAGTCATACCTCTCCATGTAATCAAGAAGTACATCTTGAGACAGCTTAGCGTCATGTATTCTTGGGCGTATCACCGGCGCCTAGCTTCTTTCGCTTGGTTTCGGAATCGAGTAATCCCCGTGGGCCAGTCAGAATAGTTTGCTGTCTGCCAACACGCCGAGGATCAAATAGCTTCTTCTTTAGCCTTTCTTGCTCCCCTTCGTAAATCGGCTCGATCGGAACCATAGGAGGCGGGGGCGGAGCTGCCGGTACTTTAATCTTAGGTCTACCCATTCTTAAATCCTCGCTGAGAAAGGGTTATATGATGAATCTGCAATCGCTTGCGGTGGTCTGCCATCATGCAACGTATTGTCTTTGATGCCAACCGCTAGGTAGCGGAACGCATCGGCAGCGTGGCTAGACCAGTCATGCACAGGCGTTGCACGGAAACTTCTGGACTTCTCATTGTACGCACGATGGTACTGACGTAAGCACTCTAGCCCCGCTTGGCAGGTGTCTCGGTCGAATAGGCATCGCGGGATAAGCATTTGCGCGGCATGTATGCCGTCCTCCAATGGGAGCTTTGGAATTACTCGGAAGTTAATGCCGAGGTCAAAGGAAACTTCGCGTCGTGATTTGCCACTACCCAACTCCCTAACCTCGATATCATGCGGCGCATTATGTGTGCCATAGAGATAACCCTTGGCTTGCAGGACTTCAGCATAATGCGGCAATCCCTCATTTCTATTCTCGTAGAAATCAATGACGTGTACCGCACGTCCTACGCTTTGGGTAAACCAGATAGCCGTACTATCCCCTACACCCAAATCCCACCACGTATCTACTCGGGTAGCCGGGTCATGGGGAACCTCAGTGATGCGCCCCTTTTCGTGGAGTGCCTGTAGCTCTTTTCCGTAAATGGCCCCTGGCACATTCGCAACCCAAGAGCACTCAAACTCCTGCTCAAACTGATCGGGAGACATCATGGCCTTAGCAGCCTCTAGCTCCTCCTCATCTAAAATGCCTGTTTCACTGGCCTTATAGACTTGAGTAAACCAATCCTTCTGACCGCTAGCAGCGTCATATAGCTCATAGAACGCATTGTGACCACGGGGTGTACCAATGAATAATGCCCAGCCCTTTCGGTCGGATAGGGCGGGTCTGATGATCTCTGGAAAGAGCGACTCAGGCATATCGGCCATCTCGTCGAGTACAGCACCATCAAGATAGATACCCCGCAAGCTATCAGGGTTCTCAGATCCTAATAACTGTATCCTGGCACCATTGGGCAGATCAGCCCGCAATTCTGTCTCATGGAAGCGCACCATCGGTATGGCACTAGCGAACTGTTTTAGGTAATCCCATGCCACAGCTTTTGCTTGGCGATAGGTCGGCGCTATGTAAGCAAAGCGCGGGTTGGTCTTGTCGGATAGAATGGCATCTCTCAGCAGGTGGTTGATCGCCATAACGGTTTTACCGAAACGACGATGGCATACCACGACACCCCAGCGATGAGTCTGCAGTTGGTTATGCAAGTCAGCCTGTAGCTTT